ATCACCGTCAGCTTCGACATTCTCAACAACGACCCTGATACTCAAGAAGCTCGTATGCAGCAGTTTGTCAGCTTGATGCAACTGGACAAGAATGGCCGCATCAATGCCGATGCCCTCCTAGAAGCTATGGCTTCGTCAATTGATCCCGTTATGGCCGATGCTATCTTGCAGCCAGCCGAGCAAGCCCAGCAGCAAGTGGTCAAGCAAGTCACGGAAGACCTTTCTAAGATTTATGCTGGCATTGAGGTGGGTGCTCGTCCTAACGGCGCTCAAATCGCCATGCAGGTGCTTCAGCAGTATGCCCAACAGCCTGATGTGGCTCAACGCCTCCAACAGGATGAGAGCTTCCGCACTCGCCTAGAGAAGTACGTAAACCAATATCAATTTGCTTTACAGCAGATGCAGAACGCTCAGATTGGCAAGCTAGGCACAGCCCCAGCGCAGATGGGTGAAATGAATACGCAGGGAATGCAGCAACAATAATTTATGGCACTATTCGGAAACTCGCGTCATCCGCTCCAGCAACAGCTAGACTATCTGGCTGATAAAGAACAGTTCTTAGACTTTCTTGACTATGTAGCGGCTGGCCGCGAGGCCGCTATTGCCCAGCTTCATCGAGCAAACGAAGGTCGTATCCGTGAGATTAGTGGGCGCATTCAAGCGTTGGATGAAATCCTGACGACTTGTAACTATATGGCCCTGTCCGCAAAACGCATCAAGCGACTCTGACATTATTCTGCGAGGTGTTACAATAAAGCCTCGCAATTCTTAGCGGCGTAAAGGCTAAGGAAAAATAATGTCAACAGAAGTCCAAACGGCTAACGCTGGAGCCGCCCAAAAACCAGTGAATACATCCAACATATCTGCGAGTGGCTTTGTCACTCAAAGGTATAAAGCCCAAATGGAGGCTGCTAAGGCGCAAAAATCGCCCCCGCCACCCCCAGTTGAGGAGAAGCCAATTCCTGAGCCAGAAGCTGCGGAACCTACTGAACAGCATCAAGAGCCTGTTCAAGAAAGCCCACAAGCCGATGTTCAAGAAGAAGCCAAAGTTCTTTCTAAGGACGTTGAGATAGAAAACATGAGTGAAGCGGAGCTTAAAGAGCTGGCGTCTAAACTTGGAAGCAAAGCTGTCGCTCGATTCGGTGAACTCACCGCCAAGCGCCGCGCTGCTGAAGAGCAACTGGCCCAACTCCAAGCTGAACTCGCTCGTCGTGAAGAGTCTGCTCCACTTGAAGCTAAAGTGGAAAACAACCCATACGCCTCCGTTGCTACACCTGATGAACTTCAAACGAAGTTTACAGAGGTCAACGAAGTAATTGATTGGGCGGAAGACCTTCTAGATCGAAGTGAAGACCTTGCTGCCGACGACGTTGTTGCTAACGTCAATGGCAAGGAATACACCAAGCGCGACGTAAAGGATGCTGCTAGAAAGGCTCGCAAGGCGCGAGATACCTATATACCAGCTCAACAAAAGGAAATTAAACTTGCACAAGATCGCACAGTCTTGCGTCAAGCCCTAGTTGAACGTTCCAAATCGGAACTATCCTGGATGCAAGGCGATGACAACGACATCCGTAAGCAATATGAGGCAATGATGAGTGATGAGCGACTGAAGGGTTTAGAGAAGGCTCTACCTGACTTGGCTCCACAAATCCCGTATCTCCTCGCTCATGCGGCTAATAGTTTGTATGCTCGTCGGCCAGTGGATGCTAAACCATCCGTTAAACTGTCCCCGAACAGCCCGATCATTAACCAGTCTGCCGACTCCCTCAAGCCTGAAGTTCGCCAGAACAAGGCTTTGAAAGACCTCAGCGAACGATTTGGAAAATCGTCTAGTTATAAGGACTTCGCAAAACTTCGTGCTCTTCAACATACTAAATCTTAATTATCATGGCCTTTTCAAACACCTATTCGACAACAAATCCAGGTTCCGCTGTTTCTAACCGCGAAGACCTCACAGACGTTCTGACGATCCTCGCGCCAGAAGAAACCCCCATCACATCGCTCGCCAAAAAGAGCAAAGCCACTGCCACTTACAATGAGTGGACCGTTGACTCTCTCGCTGCTCCAGTTATTGCTGGCGTGCGCGAAGGTCAAGACATCTCGTCCTTCACGGACAAGTTCTCTGGCCGCGCCCGTCTCGGCAACTACATTCAACTGTTCCAAAAGAACTACATGGTGTCCCAACTCCAAGACGCCGTTGAGTCCGTTGGCCCAGCCAAGATTGCTGAAGCCGAGGCGAAAGCCATCCGCGAAATGAAACGCGACATCGAAGCCACTGTTGCTGGTACGCAAGACCGCGCTGTGGAAGATGGCAGCACAACCGCCTATGCCCTCCGTGGCCTTGGCGACTGGCTCGATAGCGCTGGCCCAGCCGACGTTCCATCGGACTATCGCACACCTGCTGGTTCGATCAACGGTGCTGGCACCGCCCTCACTGAGTCCGTATTCAACGGTCTTGTTGCCTCGATCTTCAACAAAACAGGCACCGTTGATGCCCTCACGCTCGTTGCTGGTACAACCCTCCGTCGCACCATTTCTGGCTTTGCCCGTTCTGACGGCAACTCCAGCGAGAACGTGTTCCATGTCAACCAGATGGCGACCGACAAAGAGATTACCCTCTCGGTCAACACCTATGACAGCGACTTCGGCCTCATCACCGTCATCAACGGCAACCCTGCTTGTATGCCTTCGACCTCGTATGGCTATCTTATCAACCCAGACTACATCGGTATCGCTGAATTGATGAGCATCGGTAGCACCCGTCTTCCAAATCAAGGCGGTGGCGAACGCGGCTTCATTGACGCTGCGCTCACCCTCCAGGTTCACTCGCCCCTTGCCCACGGCAAGATCACAGCGATTGCCTAATTGGTAGTTAGCTAACCCCCCCAAGGCTTGTGTGGTATAATCCGCGCAAGCCTTTTTTATGGAAATTATTACCAAATTGCCTCGGAGTTTTAACGGCGATGCCGACCGAGCATTGTTGAATGAGCTGCGTTATGGCGTTAAATTGAAGGAAGCGTGGGAAAACGAGCGCGAGAAGATTTGCGCCCAGCACGCTGACAAGATCAAAACCGCCCAGAAAGACGGGTTTAAGAGCCTTCGTTGTGTAGCTGTCACCCCAGCATGGGAGTGGTTCAATATGCGTAATAAATACGGCGCAGAGGCCATGCGTGACCGTGGCTTTATGAAAGACTATCAGAAACGCTTCCCTCATCTCAGTCCCAATAAAATCTAATGGCTAACGGAACATACAGCGACCTTATTCTTCGGGTGCAAGCTCTTGCTGGCATTAGCGACTTTACGCCCACCGAACTCACGTTCCTTACCAGTTTGGTCAATCGTAGGGCTAATATGGCCTACGAAGCCACTGATTATTGGCCGCGCTACCTCGTTGCGGGTGAAATTCGTAGCCTTAAAACCAGCACAGTTAATGCTGGATCGTTTGTTGTTGGAACAACTTACACCATTCTTACGGTGGGTAGCACCAACTTTGTATCAATTGGCGCGGCTTCTAATACAGTTGGAGTGGTCTTTGTAGCCACAGGCGCAGGCACAGGAAGTGGAACAGCCACGCTTAACAGCAACATCGTTCCTTTCACCCAAGCGGGCAAGGATACAATTGATACGTTCCTTCGCATACACAAGACTTACCAGCCGTTCTATCTCTATTCGTCCGTAGAGCTTGAGTATTACGTCAATAATGACGGCGCTCACCTAGTTGGCGACACGGCTCCATCTACCAGCACCTATGTCACTTACAAGATGGTATGGGATGGCCCATACACCACAGCCAGCACCAACATCCCTGGCGAATGGTTTGACTACATTGCCCATGCCGTCTATGCTGATTTCCTACGTCAAGATGGTCAAAATGAGAAAGCAATCATTGAGGAAAATGTCGCAAAAGGCATTCTTGATGACCAACTTCAAAAGACTGATGTTTCCCGCGCAACTGGTATGATGGCTCATCGTATCTCAACCCATAATTCCCGCTCCTTCCGCCGATGAATAGCTTTGTTGTTAATCTCTATCCTAAACCCAATGGTACAGCCGCTAGTCAGAATCTGACGGTAGCTGGAACAGCCGTACAATTTGACCCAGCCACCTTTGACTTTAAGACCAATGCGTTCTTTGTCACGGTGCACGCTGCTGCGGTGATTGTTACGTTTGACGGCACGACGCCCACGGCGTCCAATGGTCATGTCCTTCCTAATAATTGGTATGGCTGGTGGAGCAAGGACGCTGCTATTGCAGCCAAACTCCTGCGCCATGCAGGTACTTCTGCCCAAGTAACCATCAGTCAATTTACTAACTAATATGTCTAACGCAAAAGTAGTCAATGGCCCGATGCAGGTGATTGCTCAGTCTGGCACAACCCATCGCAACCTCACTGTTTCTTCTACTGCGGCCAACTTCATTGGCGCGGCCCTAGCTGCTAACACAAGCCATGTCTATTGGACGTTAGCTGGTGCGGATATGCGTTTTACCATTGATGGTACAACCCCCACTGCTTCTGATGGTCACATCATCAAAGATGGTAATAGCGGCATTTGGAGCCGTACATGGGCTGAATCCACCAAAGTAATTGCTGTCAGCGGTTCTGGCGTCTTCACGATTAGCGAACTCAACTACCTCTAAAATGTCCGGACTATTCGACCAAATCACCAACTATTCTCCGCCCCTTTTAACTGCCGGACAGGTCAATTACAAAGGGACATGGAGCGCGGCTGCTAACTCTCCTACGCTTGTTGATCCTCCTGCGGCTACAAGCAAGGGCGACTACTACGTTGTAAGCGCGGCTGGCACGCAATTTTCTATTAGCTTTGCGGTTGGTGATTGGATTATCAGCAACGGTACGGCTTGGGAGAAGGTGGACTTGACGGACGCTGTTTCTAGCGTGTTTGGTCGCACAGGGGCTGTTGTTGGGGCGAGCACGGACTATTCGTCTGTTGGCCTTACAAACACGGCTATTGGGGCTTCTAGCCCATCTACGGGTGCTTTTACAACGGTTACGGCAAGCAGCACAATCGCGGCTACTGGTGCAGTGACGGGCAGCAATCTTAGTGGTACGAACACAGGTGACCAGACCATCACCCTTACAGGCGGCGTCACGGGTAGCGGTACAGGCTCATTTGCGGCTACGGTGGTCACCAATGCCAATCTAACGGGCGCGATCACCTCAGTAGGCAATGCCACCTCACTCGGCTCTTTCTCCTCAGCCAATCTTTCGGCTGCGCTCACGGATGAAACGGGCAGCGGCGCGGCGGTGTTTGCTACCAGCCCAACCCTAGTCACGCCAATCCTCGGCACGCCATCCAGCGGCACGCTATCGAGCTGCACGGGTCTGCCCATCAGCACAGGCGTCTCTGGTCTCGGCACGGGCATCGCTACGGCACTGGCGGTTAATACTGGCAGCGCGGGTGCTCCGGTGTTGTTTAACGGTGCGCTGGGCACGCCTACAAGCGGCACGGTCACGAACCTTACAGGCACGGCGTCCATCAACATCAACGGCACGGTGGGCGGGACGACGGCTAACACAGGCGCGTTTACGACGTTGAGCGCGAGTGGTACGATCACGAAGAACAACACGGCAGCAACCAACTCGCTTGCATTTTTTTCTTCCGGTTCAACTACTGGAGCGGTTTATACAAATCTTGGAAACACCGGAAATAACATTTACGCAGGAGTCGAAACCTCAGCAGGTAATACGTTTGTAATTGGTTCAACAGCTTACGATGCTTTTATAACTGACGTTAATGGCGTCGGACTCACTGTTGGTGTAGGTCAAAGCAAGATCGGTCGTTTCTCCTCCACCGGACTCGCTGTGACGGGCGCGTTGAGCAGCACAGGTAATTACAATGTAAGCGCAGGATTCAAACTTACGCAAAATACAAATGCTTATGTTACACCAGAAGATAATGT